CATGTATCTGAGTTTGAACCAAAACAACCACAATTAGAACCAAAACCCATGAATGGTGATTCTATATCTTTAAGACATGTAAGACCTGATAGGGTAGAAACAGCTGTTCCAAAACTTTTACCATTAAATGCATTTACAACAACAAACGGATCTACAACAATAACTGTAGAGGAACCCGATCATGGTAGATCAACGAATGATAGAGTTAGATTTAGAGACGCTAGCGTTGTTGGAGGAGTGGCTGCAGCAACAATAAATTTAGCTGCAGGTTACTTAATTACTAAAGTAAATGATGATAAATATACCTTTGCAACAGCTACAACATCTAGTATAAGTGAAACAGGAGGAGGTGGTTCTGCATCGGCAGGACCAGTAACGGTAACAGCATGATTAAAAAAATAAAAAATTTCATATGTAGTTTATTTGGTATTAAACAATGTGCATGTCCTGAAAAAGATGAACATCTTCAATTATACGAAGATCCAGCTGAACCAGAAACTCCAATTTATGAAGACGTAAATGGAAAAGCCGTAAAATGCGGGACACACAACAGATACAAAAAAAGCTGTCCTATTTGTAGAGAGGTAGCGGGAATAATATAATGCCAGGTTTAAGTGCATCAGGATTAAAAACACAAATTAAAAGTTATACTGAAACAGATTCAAATGTATTAACAGACGCTGTTTTAGAAAATATTATTTTAAATGCACAATATAGAATATTTAGAGATGTGCCTATCGATGCGGATAGAAAACAACAATTAGGTAATTTTGTTGCTGGACAAGAATCTATAAATTCACCAGCAGGAGCTGTATTTATTAGAGCTATACAAGTTTACGATACTGCAGGATCTGAAACAACTGGAGCTAATAGATATTTAGAAAAAAAAGATATAACATATCTTCAAGAGTATCAGGATGTAACCGGAACCTCCGCTGCTCAAGGTCAACCTAAATATTATGCCATGTTTGGTGGTGCAACTGGTAATACAGATACTACATCAGGTCGTATTATAGTGGCTCCAGTCCCTAACACTACATATAGATATAAAGTTCATTTTAATAAAATGCCTAATCTTTTAGAAAATGATGACACCAATTATATCAGTCTTAACTTTCCAAATGGCCTATTATATTGCTGTCTATCAGAGGCATATGGATTTTTAAAAGGTCCGATAGATATGTTGACTTTATATGAAAATAAATATAAACAAGAAGTACAGAAGTTTGCTAACGAGCAAGTCGGTAGAAGACGAAGAGATGACTACACAGATGGCACTGTTCGAATACCGGTAAACTCAGTAAACCCATAGGAGATAAATTATGGCAATATCATCAGCAATATGTTCAAGCTTTAAACAAGAGCTTTTACAAGGTAAGCACAATTTTGCTTCATCAGGTGGACACACTTTTAAGATTGCATTATTTACTAGTTCAGCATCTTTAGGTGCAGCAACTACAGACTATTCAACATCAAATGAAATTACAAATACATCAGGTTCTGCATACTCTGCAGGTGGTGAAACTCTTACAAGAACAGGAGTTGGATTAACTGGTACAACTGCATTTACAGATTTTTCTGATGTAACTTTTTCTTCAGCTTCTTTTACTGCAAATGGAGCTTTAATTTACAACACAACAACTGCAGGCGGTTCAGGCACAACTGATGCTGTTTGTGTTATTGCATTTGGTGGTGACAAGACAGCAAGTAACGGAACTTTTAAAATTGAGTTTCCTACAAACGATTCTTCTTCAGCAATAATTAGATTAGCGTAGGAGGCCGACCATGTCGGTATCTTCAGGATGGGGCCGGTTTACCTGGGGTCAAGCGCCTTGGGACGAAGATACAACTCTTAAAACTGGTTGGGGTGCACAAGCTTGGAATGGTGGTGGATCTTGGGGACAAACTTCAAATCAAGTAATTACCTTAACAGGTCAATCAATAACATCTAGTTTAGGAACACCAACAGTTGCTGATATGACTGTTGGATTAACTGGTCAAGAAAGTACATTTTCACAAGGTGAGGCCTTTGCTCCTGTTGTAATAGATACTACTTTATCAGCTTCTTTTTCTGTTGGATCTATTTCACCTATAGAAATGACAGTAGGACTTACAAGTCAGTCTATGACTGCATCTTTAGGAACACCTGCTGTTGCTGATGTTGTTGGTTTAACAGGTTTAGATATGACTTTGTCACAAGGTAGTGTGACAATACCAAATGATACAGTTCAACCTTCTGGTCAATCAATGACATTGTCACAAGGAACTGCAAATGCATCATCTTCACTTGAATTATCTTTAACAGGTCAAGAAATTACATCTAGTTTAGGAACTGTTACCATACCAAATGATACAGTATTAGTATCAGGCTTATCAGCATCATTTAATTTAGGATCTATAGTTGGACTAGGTGGAGCTGTGGCTCAACCATCAAGTTTAAGTATGACTTCTAGTGTTGGTTCTTTAACAGTAGAAGAGGGCTTAGGATTAACTGGTCAGTCATTTAGTGCTAGTATTGGTTCAATATCCGTGGTCGATATGCAGGTTGGATTAACGGGTCAATCAGCAACATTTAGTGTGGGAGGGGTAAATATCTTCGCATATGCTGATGTTGACACTGGCTCAAATACATCTTATACTAATGTTTCAACGGGTTCAAATACATCGTATTCGAATGTTGCAACTGGATCAAATACAAGTTATAGTGACGCTGCATAGGAGAAATTTATGGCATCAACATTTACACCTTTAGGTGTTGAACTTCAAGCAACTGGTGAAAACGCCGGTACATGGGGTGATAAAACAAATACAAATTTAAGTCTTATTTCACAACTATTTGGTGGTTTTAATTCACAATCAATAGCAGGTGGAGCACAAACAACCGCATTAACTGTTGTAGACGGAAATACAACTGGAACAGCTCAACATAGAATGGTTGAGTTCACAGGAACTATTTCAGGAAATCAAATTGTAACAATACCTGTAGATGTTGAAACTTTTTACATTTTAAGAAACTCAACATCAGGAGCTCACACAGTTCAATTTAAATATGCAACTGGTTCAGGAAGCACGGTTACATTTTCTGCTACAGACAAAGGCGATAAATTAGTTGTTGCAAAAGCAGATGATGGTACTAATCCAAATATTGTTGATATATCTTTAGGACTAGCATCAATTGTATCTGATACATCACCACAATTAGGTGGCGATTTAGATACAAACGATTTTAATATAGCTTTTGATGATGCACATGGAATTAATGATGAGAACGGAAACGAACAAATTATCTTTCAAACAACAGCATCAGCTGTGAACCAATTTGACATCACTAACGCTGCAACGGGTAATAATCCCTCAATTTCAGCCACTGGTGGTGATACAAATATCAGCATAAATTTAATACCAAAAGGGACTGGCGAGGTACAAGCCAATGGCGTCGGTCTTGCAACAACAGGAAAAGCTATTGCAATGGCGATCGTTTTCGGATAAAAGGAGTAAATTATGGCAGCACCAAATATAGTATCAGTATCATCGATTATAGGAGAGTCTCAAGGCTTTCAATTAGATACAACTACTACTACAGCTTTAATGACAATTGATTCTAATAAATTAGTAAAAATTAATAGAATTTCAGTTGCAAACATTGATGGAACAAATGCAGCTGATGTAACTGTAGGAGTTGACAAGGCAACAAGAACTTCAGCGGCAACAGGATCATCTGTTTCTGGAGCTCTTTTTAAAATAGCTAGCACTGTTTCAGTTCCAGCTGATGCAGTTTTAGTTTTATTAGATACACCTATCTATTTAGAAGAAGGCGACGTATTAGAAGGTGGGGCTAGTGCAAACTCTGACTTAACATTATTCGTATCATATGAAGTGATAGACGACGCATAGGAGGTTTAAATTATGGCTGGAAATGGCGGAATAATTGGACCAACTATTCAAACTTCTTTTGGAAAAAATAAAGTCACAACCAAAACATCAAGTTCACCAAGTGCAGTTACAACACAACCAGGAACAAGATTAATAGATACAATTATAGTTGCTGGAGGTGGTGGCGGCGGAGACGATGGCGGTGGTGGCGGTGGAGCTGGTGGAACAAGAAGAATTAACTCTATTACTGTTTCTGGAGGTTCAGCTTTAGGGGCAGTTACCATCGGAGCTGGTGGTGCAGCAGGAACTCCAAGTGCAAGAGCTGGTAGAAAAGGTGGAAATTCAAGTTTAGTTGTTGGTTGTACAACCTATACATCTACAGGTGGTGGTGGAGGTGGAGGAGATGGTACCAATCCAGAATTTTCAGCGCCTGGAGATGGAGCAGGACAACCTGGAGGATCAGGTGGTGGAAGAAGAATTGCAGTTTGTCAAGCTGCAGGGACAGGAAATGCTGGAGGATTTGATCCTGTAGAGGGATTTCCAGGAGCAGCACAAACTCCAATAGCAGGACCAAATTTTTTAGGATCAGGTGGTGGTGGATCTAGTGCAGCATCATCAAACACAATAGGTGGAGCGGGAACAGATTTCAGTCCAGATTTTCCAGGAATACCAAACTCTGGAGTTTATGGTGGTGGAGGTGGAGGGGGTGATGGCCCTGGAACTCCTCCAGATAGTGGACCAAGAGCAGGAGGAACTGGTGGAGGTGGACCAGGTGGTAGAGGACCAGGTAGCAATGGAACAGCAGGCACAACTAACACTGGCGGTGGTGGTGGCGGTGGTGGCCAAGTAGGAACTTCAGGTGGAGCAGGTGGTTCAGGAATAGTTATCGTAAAAGAAATAGATAAAGCTTCAGGTGTTTGGGATATGAACACAGTTTATGAGCAAGTAAAAAAAGGCGATTGGATTTTTGGAACAGTACCAATAGATTATTTAGTGGTAGCAGGAGGCGGTGGTTCTTGTAGACATAGAACAGGAGGAGCTGGCGCTGGAGGTTATCGTGCATCAGGATATGGACCTAGTCCACTTAGAGGAGATGCATTAAATGTTAGAACAGGAGTTTATACAGTAACAGTTGGAGGTGGTGGAGCTGGTAACGTTTCA